CGAAGCTATTAAACAGCTACGTCGTATCCCTGTTGTTGGTAACTTCATGGCGTTCCCTGCGGAAATCATTCGTACTTCTGGCAACATTGTGAATCGCGCAGTCAAAGAGATGGGTTTCAAGCCTACCCAAGCAATGATTGACACAATGGGTGAGCAGCAAGCTCGAGCGTTTGCTCGACAGATCCGAGGCATTGGAGCCGAGCGTTTGTCTGGGTATGTGTCCATGGCAACAGTCGCGCCGATTGCAATGCGTGAGGCATCGCACGACATCTTAGGGATCACAGAGCAAGAAGAAAAAGTTCTGGAGAAGAACGCGCCGTTCTGGACACTCGGCAACAAACTAATGTTCTTGACCAAGCCTGACAAGAATGGCGAGGCTGAGTACGTCGATCTATCGTACATGCTGCCCTATGAATTCATGCTTGCCCCTGCCCGTGCGGCGCTGCAAACATACGCAGAAAAGGGTGAGATCGGAGCCAATGAGTCAGAGCAACTTCTTGCTGCGTCTTGGGAAGCATTTAAAAAGTTTGCGGAACCGTTTGCTTCAGAGGCTTTAGCTGCGGAAAGAGTTTACGACGTAACTTTGCGCCAAGGCAAAACCGCAACTGGGGCGGAAATATATGAAAAGGCCGAGATGTGGGGCGACAAACTCGGAAAGAGTTTGACCCACGTCGTAGGCGCATTTATCCCGGGCATTGTAGATCAGGCCGTTACAGTTAAAGGCGGGGAGTTTGTTCCAGGGAGAGCGACTCGCGCTATTACAGGGGATCCTTCAAAACAAGGGGATCCATACACAATAGCTGAAGAAGCAGGGACCATGCTCACAGGTCTACGACCTATGAAGTTAAACATAGGACGCAGCCTTGGTTATGCAGGGGGGGAATACTCTTCTCTTCGATCAAGTGCAGTACAGATCTTTACGAAAAAAGCAGACGACAACGATGCTACTGCAGAAGATGTTGTGAACGCTTATATCAAAGCCAATGACGCACGACGCAGGCAACAGGCGGAACTCAAGTCTACTATAGACGCGGCCCTTGAATCTGGGATGAGCAGAGCAAAGGTACTTCAATCTCTTAAAGGCACGGGTGTTTCAAAAAAAGAACTCAACGCTATTTTGTCTAATCGTTACGTCCCGATTAAAATAAGTCGTAGTTTGATTCGAGAAGTTAACAACGAGACGAATGTGAAGAAAGAAAATAGAATCCTTCAAAGACTTCCTGTTGAAGAAATTAATGCCGTTCGATTTAGTTTGTTGAACACCCCAATCATTGGGGAGCCTTCCGCTGTTGTGGTAGAAAAAGCGCCCTGGGAAACAGAAGATTCCGTTTCTACGCAGCCTCCTGTAGTAACAGATTCCACACAACCTGCGCCATCCATACTTAACACAGCTGCATCCGCGGTTAGCAGCGCAACGGAGTCCGTCGCGAATTTAGGGGGGAACCTTATTGATCGTGCCCGGACCATTGCTCCGTCAATTCTAGGTGGTGATCCAGCAGCGCAGTCTGCTAACGAAGAGATACTGCGCCGCCAGCAAAAAGGTCAGTGAGTTTCAACCTTTACGGACACGCCTACGCCGCCGAACAAACGGACGAACTCGTCACATTGAGCCTCAACCTCTTCAAGGATCTCGTCCTCCTCAGTCATAGCGGCAAGGGTTAGAGCCGTAGAAACCATCTCATGCATCGCGTGGATCTGCATCTTGTGCATTTGTTTAAAGCCCAGAGTTTTTACTTTCGGATCAATCATTCTATTTCTCCCCAATCATCTTGGATATCTACATCAATTTTGGATGGAACCTTGAGCTTGATCCCCGTTTCCATAATCTCCTTTATTTTTGCAGCCTGCTCTGGGCTTCCTATGTTAAAGCATAGCTCGTCGTGTACCGTCAGCATAGGGGTAAGTCCCTCGCTGTAACAATCGAGCATAGCCTTTTTGGTTTGGTCTGCCGCCGATCCTTGGATCAAACGGTTCAGTGCTTTGTATGTAAAGGCGCGGCGTATACCCATTCCGTTTACCCCACCGTACTCCTTGAGGGCCTCGTCATGCGGCAGAGGCTTGCCTGCGCCAAACGTCGCGGGCTCCCAGAGGTGGAAGCGGCATAGACGACCAGACACCGTCCGGATCTGTCCGAGCTTCCCAGCCCTCTTAGAAGCCATCTCAGCTAGTGCCTTAACAAACGGGACCATGTCACGGTGCTTCTGCAGCAAGTCCTTGGCCTCGCTCGAATCGATGTCCAACTGATCGGCCAGCTTGGCTACGCCCATCCCATACATAATCCCGAGGTTCACGGCCTTCGCTTCTTTGCGCTTGATCCCAGCCAAGTCGGCCACAATCTGGTGCAAGTCTACGTCCGCAGTGTTGTATTGGTGTACAATGTCATCAAGCAGTTCACGTCCCTGGATCTCACCAACGCTGGCTGCAAAGTGAACCAGTAACCTTGGCTCTTGGCTTGAGTAGTCGAACGATCCCCACTTCATTCCCTCTTCTGGAATGAACAACCCGCGGATTAGTTTCTTGATGTCTTTGTCCCGTGCCGGAATCTGCTGGAGGTTAGGGTTCGAGGATGAGAATCGCCCGGTTACAGTGCCGCCTTCGTCCCTGCGGGTGGAGTGCAGTTCCGTATGAATGCGACCGTTGGTTTCATGACGCAGGATACTATCGATGAACGTGCTGTCCGCCTTGTCGAACTCCCGCAGCTTAACCAGCTTCTGGCAAATCTCGGACGGGTGGTTGTTCAGAAAAGACTTCGTGAACGACGCCGCGCCCATTTCGGTCCTTGGGTATTCCAGTCCTAACTTATCAAACATCTTTGAGATGGACGCCGATGCCCAGATGTCGACCTCGACCCCCGACTCATTCTCGATCTGCCGACGCATCTCCTTAGCTTTGCTGCGGATCAACTTCTTATTACGATCAGCCTTGTCCAGATCAACCCGCACACCATTGCTACGCATGTCAAGCAAACAGGGGATCAACTTGGTTTCAGTGTGCCAGATGGACCAGAGATGCTGCTCCTCCAGTTGTATCTTCAATGCTTGCCACAGTTGTAGTGTCGCTACCGCATCGCGCTCGGCATAGGCTCCAACGTACATAGGAGGCAACTGCCACATCTCCGCCTTGGGATCGATGCCCCATGCCGCAGCTGCAGCCTTCAACATCTTTTCGTCCTTGCGAATCCCAGCATAGTCCCGGGCCATCGCGTCAAGTCCAAAGGACCAACGGTTCTCGTCAACCAAAGCCCCTGTGATCATAGTGTCGATGATCCGGCCCTTGATTTCTACGCCCTCGGCCCGCAGCCAGCCCGCATCGTAGGTGGCGTTGTGCATAATCACATCCATCTCAGGAACGGACATCTGTTTCTTGATCCACTTGAGCGTCATCTTTGGATCTAGGTTGTGCCCGTTCTCGTGGCGCATGGGGAAATAACCTTTGTATTCTCCCGCTGCTACAGCGATGCCGATTATGTGCCCGTCTTTCCTGGCCCAGCCGGGGCCAAGGTTCTTGATGTTTGGGTCCTTAGTCTCCAGATCAACGGCCACTTCCTTGTAACCTGTAAGATCGGGGAACTCTGGGGGGATGTTCCAATCCGAGTCGATCATATCCATCTCCCCTTTAAACTGATGGTGCAGGGCGCTGCCGAATAAGTTATCCGTCATGGGTTCTACCTAAAGCAATATCCAGACGCTTTGATATTGTCTTCTCCCGCTCTGTAAACTCTCCGCCCAAGGCGCTGTAACCACACTTGTCGATCCACGAATCATCGTGACGAATGTCGTTGAGAAGCCGCGCGGTCTTCACCCAGTCCATCATCAACGCAACATGCTGCGGTGTGACATACCCGTGAGTTGTCATGGCGTTGCGGATAATTGTATTCCAGCCCTCGGCAATGCGCTCGAAGTTCTCGTAGGCATCCCCGTAGTCCTTGGCCCTTGATCCATTGATTAGTTCTTCGGCGGTGGCTAAGACTTCATCTCGTTTCATATTGTGTACCTATATTTATTATCAGTCAGTAGAATGTAGAGGTTATGTCGAGCGCGTGTCACACCAACATAGAACGCTCTGTGCTCGTCTTGGGGGTAAAGAGATTCAACACATGACTTGGTTGATGCGGTATATACAATGCAGTTGTCATCCTCTCCCCCCTTCATAGCATGAAACGTGGACAGTTTAATCCTAGGAATAGACAATAGGTCCTCGCCCCTGCGCTGGATTGCGTCTATGTAATTGCGTTGCGCTTCGCTGACCTTGAGCGCGTCATAGGCTGAAACCTCCGCGCCTCTCAGTAATCCAAACTCTGCCTTCAGCTTGTCCATTCCGATCTCGGCGTCCGGAGCCAGGGCGTCCAGAAGTTTCATAGAGCCTCGCTTGAGCATGGCGTCCTCACCCTGTTTGGGTAACGCAGTGTACAACTGGCGCAGCCTTTGTAGCCCCGCCGTCTTGTCCTGACACAAGTCCTCCCACGTTAGAATATTGCCAACCAACTTGTCAGAAATACTAGGTCTGCCCTTGATAGAGAACTTAAAGCCAGAGCTTCGAAACCACTTAGCCAACTCTTGAACCTGATAGTTGGTTCGGGCCATGATGGTCCACGAACCCTCGCTAACGGGGGCATCTTCAAGATGATAGATGTACTCAACCGTGCCTTGCTCCTCACGAGGAAGGAACTCTTTCTCCAAGCGTCCGCCGATCCGCTGCGCAATCACATTAGCCACACGGTGCACAGCTTGAGGTATACGATATGACTGTGTGAGCCTCTCAACTTGATCCGAAGACTTGATAAATAGATCGACCTCAACCCCTGTCCAACGGTGCACAGCTTGATCGTCATCTCCTGCGATGATTACTCTGTCCGAAAACTCTGCGATCTTCCTCGCCATCTTCCATTGCAAAGGCGTGAAGTCTTGAGCTTCGTCTATAAACAGATAGTCCAGGCTGGGCGGCTCTCCGATGTCGATGTACTTCTCGATCATGTCAACAAAGTCGTACTTACCCATCACAGATTTGTACTCTTTCATCTGCTCGTGCAGTTGTACCAACTTAGCGTAGTGCAAATCGTGATTGCCCTCTCGGTTAAACTCCTGCTCCAAAGTCGCCATCCTGTACCTAGAGCGGTGGTCTAACTGGAGATACTGAGACCCTGATCCCCCAATCGTTGGCATCGACACACCATCGTCGATGCTGGTGCTGTCCTCTCCCTCAAAGTTTAATCCGATCTTGAGCCCTATCTCTTTGTAGTCTTCACCGCTCATAACGTCCTGCTTCTGCAGACCAAGCCCCGCAAACCCAAACGAATGGCTCGTCCGCATATGTGGGAAGTCTTTAGGCTGCAGATCGAACTCTGCACAGGCACGGGAAACCATTTCTTCAATAGCCTTGCGGGTAAACGAGATCACTCCAATGCGAGACGGATGAGTCCCTGCCTCTAATGCAGTCTTAATCTCTTGGATCAAACGATAGGTCTTTCCGCAACCTGGAGGTCCAAGAATCAATCGAGAGTTATCAATCATAATTCTTTTCCCCGTGGTCTAGTGCTGACCCAGTCCTCAATTTCCGTCAAGACCCAGCGGCTGGAAGACCGCTTGTTGTGCTCATTGCCAAGCACGATAGGCAGCGGGAATTCTGGGTTTGTTTGCGCAAGTTTGTAAACGTAAGACTTGGACACGCCCAACAGATCCGCAACCTCTCCTACACGCAAGAGCCTATTAGAATGGGATGTCATCTTTCATCTCCTTTACTGGTAACTCTATTTCTTTTTCTTCAAACGCGGGGACGGACCAGCATCTTATTGTCGTTCTTTTTCCGTCAGACCTTCGTATTGCTTGGACACTGTCATTGCCGTCTATGTCCCTGATCAATTGGATCAACTGCCCCCGGTTCTCTACCTTGAACCTACGGTGGTGCAGGTACTCTATCAAACCTTCCAGCTTGAACTTCGTAACTCCGCCATCGGTCCAAGGCTTGTTCATCTCCATCTCCTCCGGAACCATGGCTCGGATGTGGCTGGTGCAATAGGACTTGAGGTGTTCTTTGAACTGACCTTTGATCGTCGCTTCCTCCGGAACCTCCAAGACAGTAGCCGCTTGCATCAACTGATTGACCATTTGCTGCCACCGCTGCGGCTTAACCGTAGGCGGCATCGTGTTCATCTGCTCCATGCATGCCCGTTGCCAAAGGATTTGGTTCTGCAACTGTTCCGTAGAAAGCTGGATCCTAGATCCGTTGACATCCATGAAGTACACCCGAGGCTCCGACAGCATGATAGTCAGACCGCCTACCGTAGGCATATCAGGTGCGTCATTGCCAATCCCGTGCTTGCGGCTGGCGCAAAGAGTAGGGTCGCAGTAACTCTTGAATGGTTCTTCCTTGCACTTGTAGCCCCAGTCTTTCTTGTCCAGAGACTTTCCCAGGTTGATCACCTCACTCGAGGGCAAAGGCTCCGTACATAACGTCCGATTAAACTCTTCAAGTTTGCTCTTCCAATTGTCTGGGTCTACCAGCTTGGCGTATATACCGCACTGATACATACAGATGTTGCGCGGAGTATCGATGGGACCATCCGCAAACAGGTGCTCAAGGCAAGGAGGTCCGTCAGTGAAATGCTTGCGCTTCCCTGCAAACCGAAGATTCTCAAGGTCCGACTCTTTAACCAAGTTCTTTTCGACAAGGTCTAAGAAGTCATCAAGCTCAAGAGCCTCACACTTGCCGTCGAAACAATACCGTTGCGTCATCTCCGCGTTGTAGTAAGGCATGTTGATAAAGTTGCCCACATCACCGCGCTCCGCAATGATTGTGTCTTGCTTAGGAAATATCTCACAGCCGCTAAACCCCAGAGCAATTGACATCTCTGTTAGATAGTCTCGGATGTTTGCCGCCGGAACCCACTCCTTGAGAAACAAATATAAATGGGCTCCTCCGGACTTAGATCGGCAGTGCATCAACGGCAGCTTGAGTTTCTGAATCTTTGCTTGAAGTTCGTTGTGGTTTAAATCGTAGACATCAATATCCAATGCCGCAAACTTACACATGTTTTCTTCATTGATTGGGATCGCACCTACACCTTGTGTACCATCTATGTGGGACTTAACGAGTTCCTCTGTCAAAGGAGAACGAACGATCATACTCTTGGATTCTGCTTTGCCATTACGTCCGACTCGGCCCACGGTTGTTGTGCCGTGCGCAGCCTTAGCCCCAACGAATACTGCAAGCAATCTTTGTGCTTGTGTCATTTACTGCTCCTAAGTGAAAAGAACAGGGCGGCTCTTCCCCAAGAACCACCCTGTCGAACTGCTTAAAACGGGATGGAATCATCATCCCCTTCAGAACCGTCATTGGCTTGGTGTTCAGAGGCCTGATGATCCGGGTCTTTAGCAGCTTTCACTTCTCCCGCCGCGATGGAATCGCGGAAGGACTTCGCTTCCATAAATGTGTCACGGTCAGAGACCAAACCCACCTTGTCGACTAGATAATTGCCCCACGAACCTTGGTCATTGCTTTCCTCGGTAGTGAAGAGACGCCACATCGTAGCGTACAAAGCAGGAGTAACCTGCTGACCTGTCTTAGGATGCTTGATCTTCTGCATTGCAATCTTAGTTTTCCAACGACGACTCACCTTCAACTGGCTAGACTTCATGTCGACGACTGCTGGCTGCAAGACCCCATCATCACCAACAAGTAGGCAGTAGTGCTGATCAGTTTTAACCAACTCATTACCATGCGGCAGGACCTCCTTTGATCCCATCCGAGACGTTTTCTGCAGGATAGGATCATCCGGTGCAATCTCGCCTCTGTACCCGCCGCCTTCTTCGCGGGGCGTAAACTCCAGGTACTTGGTGACTTGGTAACAAGGGATGACAACCACGCCCTCTTCTCCATCCCACACCTGTCCAGTGACAGTGTTGAACAGGTCGCCAGAAGACGCGCCCTCGATGTACTCAGGCTTTTTCTTGTTCAACTGGGGCGATAGAGCCTGTAGAATACGAACGAACGGGATCTCCATCTCGTCCGCCGCATATGCTGCGCCTTCCCCTGCCGTGTCAAAGATATCGTCCATGATATCTGTGCTTAACTCTGCATTCTTTTTCGTTGCTACTGCGGTCGCCATTATGATTTCCTCCGAATCTGCGCTGCGTTAGATATGAATGCCCCGAACAGATCGAGGTCAATCGGTTTGCCGTCTGTGATTCGCTCCTTCACAAACGCCTTGAGTGTAGATGGGTGGACATGGGTCTTGGTCTTGGGGTCAAAGCCCCGCTCCTGTAACAGACCGACCACATCCCCAGCCACGTTGTCTTCTCCCTTGCCAAAAGAGACCGTGATATCGTTCTTGATGATATCATCCAGGCCATTGGCCCTAAGCCATTCAAATGCCTGTTCTCGATTCGCGACAGGGATAGACGCAGCGACAATCATCTTGCGTTCTACGGTCATGCCGTCAACATCCAAACGCTCGACGCCCATCTCATCCATCAATGCTGGTATGTTCTCGACAGAGATTTGATGCTTCTCTGCTTTCAATGCTTTGAGGTGAGTCTCCGCGTCGTCGATTTCGTCTTCGACTCTGCGGAGTGTTCGGACCAGTTGGCTCAGTTGCTTCCCTGTTCCTGTGTCAACTCGACCAACAGCGTCGGCCTCGTCAAACATGTCTTCAAATATCTCGTCCATAAGTTTTTCCTCTTCAGGGTTGATTTGTGCGGAAGCCTCGTGCTATCCGTACTGGAGACAATAGTGGAGATATGTGATGGATGTCAACTACAAATATAAACTCCCGCCATTTAATCATCAGCAAGACGCGCTGGATTATGGTTGGGACCGCACTGAGTTCGGT